TGCAGGATCAGAGTGCCGGCGCCCCAAGTTTCAGCGTCGTTCAGGTAAATGTCGAGGTCGTTGACATCACCCGGCAGTTCGACGCTCGAGGACTGACCATTAGCGGTCAGCTCGGCGAAAGTGTGATAGAGCTTGCGAGACATTGAAGAAGTCCTCCTAAGGATAAAGTGACGCCCCGGCGCGACAGCATGTCTGAACCGGGGGTCTTGTTACGGGTTAGCCTTAGGCGCTCTTCAGCTCAACAGAGCATTCAGGACGCAGGATGCCATGACCAAGAGCGTACTTGGCAACGATCAGCGTGCCCTGCCGGCGGATGTCGTATTCCATCTCGACAGCGAGGTCCATCAGCTTGACAGTACCGATGGCCTTGCGGTTCATCACGACTGCCTGAGTGTTGCTGAAGTCGCCCTGATAGGCGGCCGGGCCGGTTGCCGGCACGTGGTTGCTCTTGACGATCTGGACGCCCGCTACGCGCAGGACAGAGCCGTCAGCGTAAACGCCAGCGCCGCCCCAATCACGGTTCAGCACGTCAGTGGTCTGAGCCAGAATGTAGTACTGAGCCGGACGCCAGATGGCGACACGGTCCATATCCTCAACGTCCTTCTCGTCCAGCTTCTGAGCCGCAGAGAAGATACCAGCCGCCATGGTGGAGCCGGTCGTCGCGTAGCCAGCCGCAGTCAGCTGGGTGCCACCGTTGCCGCCGGTCACGGTCGCGCTCGCGCGCGCAGCCAGTACGGCTACCTGCAGAGAGTTGGTGTCGAACTTCTTCGACAGCGCACGGCCACTCTGCTTGGTGTATTCCGAGCGGTACTCGAAATGATTCTTCGCCTCATCGATATTCGGAATGAACACATCCGAAATCAGGAGGTCATCGATGGTGATAACACGCTCGGACACTGCGCTGGTCTGACCAACGATTTCAGCACCCGGGGTGTGGTAGGAGGCATTCACCTTCCAAGTCGCGGGGAACTGAGCGCTCTTGCCGGACTGGATGTTGCGGATTACCTGAAGGGCTTCCATGACGTTCGTCTCATCGAACGCAGTCAGGACTTCGCCACCGTATACCTTCAGGAACAGTTCATCAGCGGTGCCGCCGAGGTTGTTCTCGCCAATGCGAAGGGGAGTTGCAGCAGACATTGTTGTATTTCCTTTATTGGAATTAAGGGTTTATAGTTATAGTTCTACCTTAATACCCTTCTCACAACGCAGTATAGCCGTGCGGGAAACCTCGGTCTCAACCTGACCACGGGCTGGTGCTTCTCGGGAATGTCGGTAACCTCTTGTTATCTGAAAAGAAAGGGGCCCATAGCGGGCCCCCAAGACAGACAACACAGGAGGCATGGAGACCATTGTTTTTATTGGAATCCTTTAGCAGGAATGTTTGGTCTCCACAATGGCCTTAATTACCACTTCATGCCGGCGATTCTGCGCTCGACTTCCGCACGGTATGCCGCATCCTTCTGGTATCGTGGGTCTTTCATGGCGTCGATCATTTCCCGCTTCGACTTGAAGGACGGGTCCTGAGGTGCGCCAGTGGTCGGCTGGACGCGCCGGCCAGGATCGGAGCCCACGGCAGCCTGATAGGCCGCGTATACGCCGCGCACGGCAACAGCTATGGTTGCCTCCTTGCCGGAGCCCATCGCGGCGTCATAGGCCTCTACTTCAGCCTCAGGCAGGTTCCCGACCATCCACTGGAGCATGCTCTCGTAGTTCTCGGGGCCGCCCACCAGACTGTGGACCTTGGTCACCAGCTGGCCTGCGATGGCCTGCTGACCAGCGATGAAGGTATCCAGCACGTCCCGGCCGATGCCGGCCTTCTCTGCTTTGGCGTACATCTCCTCGGTGATCTTGTTGCCGGCCGTGACGAAGTCTGACTCGAGAGACCTCAGGTCAACCTTGGCCTCTACCGGATCAGGTCCCCCAGCAGCTTCATCGCTTCCGCTGCTTGCAGGATCATCAGTGCCGCTATCGCTGTTACCAGCAGCAGCGCGAGCCCGTCCCGCAGCAGACTCAAGAACTGAGTAACCCTCTGCCATAGCCTGAATCGCTTCCTCGACAGTTCCATGGCGAAACTTCTCAGGGATGTACTTCGGGTATTCGACGGGCGCATCTTTCGGTTCCTCTGCAGGTGGTGCCTTCGGGGCGTTGGGATCGGTGGGTACACCGACGCCTGCCGACTTGTCCAGCATCGCCCGGACATGGGCGACATCCTGATTGGGGAACGCCGCAGCCAGCTGCTCGTCGGTATAGGCAGCTGAGCCGACCGGGGCCGCCGGGGTCTCCGGGGCCGCCGGGGTCTCCGGGGTGCCGCTCTCAGGAGTGTTATTTGTCGCTTCGCTCATTTAAATACCTCATCGCATTGAGCAATCTGTTTGTGTCATCCCGCGCCATCCCGAGTAATAGGTTACACTCGTGACAGAGCAGGCCGCGTATAGTGCCTGTTGCGTGGCAGTGGTCCACATGGAACACGTCGCTTTTACCTTTGGCGGCTTCTGGCTTCACGTCGCAAATGGCGCAGGTCCCTCCCTGCTCCGCGAGCATCCTGTCGTAATCTTCAGGAGTGATCCCGTAGTGGCGCTTCAGGTTCCACCTTCGGTTATTTGCTCGCATCTTATCTGGATTGTTCTTGCGCCATTCACGGCTCTTAGCTGAGCCGCACGCCCGGCAGTAGTTGTACTTGCCGCCGGACGTGAAGTCAGTCAAAGGTTTCTCAACGTGGCACCAGCTGCATACCTTAGTTGTCACGGACTACAGTGCCATCCGGCAGTTCGTAGTGGTTGCCCGGGGCTGCCGGGATGTGGGTCTGGACCTTCTTCGGCCCGCTGGTGGCCGGCTTCGGGGCCTTGGCCTTCGCCTCAGCGGCGCCTTCTTCGGGGGTCTTCGGGTGTACGGGGATTGCGTTTGCCATTGGTGTTTTCCTCTAGGGGCCCGAAGGCCCCATTGGTTGGGTTACTGTGGGGGCTGCTGAGCTGCCTGCTGGGCTGCGAGCTGCTGCTCTAGGGCCTGCTGGCGGCGCTGCTGGACTTCCTCATCGGGGCGTACCAGCCCTTCGGTGGGGATGTTCATTGCCGCAGCACTGCGCTTCATGTACTCGTCAACCGACAGGTACTCGGTGACAACCTCAGGCCCGAAGGTCTGAGCCGAGTCGGCGACGAACATGCGCAGACGCTGGTGTTCCTGATTGCGGCCAAGGGCCTCAAGCCCGGTGATAATCTCCGGCTTGACTTGCTTCGGCAGCGGGGGCAGCGTCTTGTTCTTGGTCAGCCGGCGAATGCTGGACTGAACCAAGGGCAGCTGCATCTCCTGCGCAAGCAGGCTGTAGATACCACCCAGCGCATCCTCCAGCTCCTGCGCCATGAACCGAATCTCTTCAGCGGTTACGCGCTCGGCGTTGCGCTGGATCGACTGGTGCATCAGGAACGCAGACTGCAGGTCGGCCTTCAGCTCCACCAGATACTCGCGGGCTACCCGAAGGTCGCCGAACTTCTGTACCTGCAGCGGGTTCACATCCTGCAGACGGCCGGTGCAGAAGCCGCCATTCGGCGTTTCCACAAGGTCATCCACTTCAGTAGAACCGTTGGGGTCAACAAGGAACTTGACCAGCGAAGCGATGGCCGAGCCTTCAGCGATGGACTGCTGCAGGGCATCGACCGTGTTCAGGTCACCGTACAGTTCCTCGATCATGCCTCGGCCGTAGTCCTCGCCTTCTACGCTGGAGAAGCGCAGCGGAATGTACGGGCTCGAGTCAGCAGGGAACGACGTGTCGGACCCGGGGACCGGGACGCCCTCGACTTCCTGCCACACGATCCACTTGTTCCCCTGCAAGGAGGCGCCAGTGTAGATGTTGACGGGCTTGTCGTCGGTCATGCCGCCGGACTTGTTCTCGGTCTGAAGCAGCTGACGCATGTCGTCATCCAGCGAGCCCCAAGTCGTAATGTCCAAGGTGATGATCAGGTACACGTAGCCTCCCGGGGTACGCTTCACAACGTACCGAGACAGCGGGTACATGCGGACGTTGCCGGTGTCAGGCTCTTCGTATACCAGCGCATTGCCGGAGACGATCAGGTGCTTGAAGGCATTGAACAGGGCCGAGCGAGTCTTGCTGTTCTCAATCTCACCCATGACCACACGCTCATAGGCGGCAAGTCCCTTCTCGACTTCGCCCAGCGAGTTCGCGCCCATGCTCGCCATGTCAGCTTCGCTGAGCTTCAGGCGGAAGTATGAAGAGCCCGGAGCGAACAGCGACAGCAGCAGCTTGCTGGCAAGGTTGTTGGTTCCCTTGGCGCCAATGGATTGCCACGGGGTCTTGAAGGTCTGCGTCTTGTTGTGACCTTCTTCAGGGATCAGTGACGGGATGGTCAGCTTAGCGCAGTCCCGGGCCCGTTTCAGGTACGGGTCCCGGTCGGCTGACGCCATCTGGTCATACCGTGACTTTAGAGTTACGCCGTTCATTCAGTTCTCTCTCCTTCTTCTGGAGCAGTAGTTCGATTAGCGCACGCTCACCAGCCTTGTACCAGATGTGTTCCATCGTGTCGGTACTCGGGATAGGAAGTATGCGGGGAAACAGCTTGTCGAGTATATCGATCAGCTCGTAGCTGGTCAGGTCGTCAAGCTCGTAGTCGCGAAGCCCTCGCGGGGTGTATGGTCCGGCCATTGGTTCTCCTATTCGCAGGACTTAATGCCAGTCTCTGGGTCGATGTAGCAGGCCTTGGCGCCCTCGTCTTTCACTTCATTGAGGATGCCGAAGCGCTTGCCTCCGGGGTTGAACGTCGTTACTCCCTTACAGCCAAGCTCCCATGCGCGCATGTAGATTTCCTTGAAGTCCTTCCATGGGGTCTTCGGGTCAACATTGATCGTCTTGCTGCAGGCACTGTCTACGTGCTTCTGTGCCTCAGCCAGTACGCTCAGGTGTTCCATTGCGGTACACTCTGTTGACGTGCGGCCCTTCACTCCGAACTCCCGGTACGCCCAGTCCTCGACGCGCTCGACCTTAGGACCATCGAAGGTCTGGATCGTGCGGTCATAGTAGTGACTGAACACCGGCTCGATGCCGGAACTGATGTTGTCAGCCGACAGGGAGATGGTGCCCGTAGGAGCGATGGACAGCAGGTGTGAGTTGCGGATTCCGTTCTCGGCTATCAGGTCCTGTACTTCCAGCGGCAGGCGCTGGATGAACTCACCCAGCAGGTAGTCCTGAGTGTACAGCGGGAAGGCTCCCTTCTCTTTCGCCAGCAGTGCGCTGGCCTTGTAGGCTGCATCCCTGATGGTGGTAAGCACGGTGCGAGTGAAGCTCAAGAACAGCTCCGAACCATAGGGGAACCCGAGGACTTCGCCAGCGTTGGCCAGGCCGGTGACCCCAAGGCCCATGCGCCGCTTGAGCTGGGACTCCTCGGCCTGCTGAGGCAGCGGGAAGAACGTGTTGTCATGGATGTTATCCATGGCCCGCACCACCACAGGGATATCCTCGGACAGCTTGCGCAGGTTGAAGTGGTAGCCACCACCGACCGGGTCCAGCTCAAGGTACTTGGTCAGGTTGAAGCTGCCCAACAGGCACGCCCCATACGGGGGCAGCGGCTGCTCACCGCAAGGGTTGGTCGCCGCAATGGTCTCGCAGTAGTGCAGGTTGTTCATCTGGTTGATGCGGTCGATGAACAGGACGCCGGGCTCTGCCCACTCCCAAGTGCTGCGCATGATCTCTTCCCACAGGGCGCGGGCGTTGATCTTCTTGTAGGCGCGGCCGCCGAACTTCAGCGTGAAGTCAGAGCCAGCCTTGACGGCCTGCATGAACTCGTCGGTCACCCCAACGCTGATGTTGAAAGCGCGGAACTTGGAGTCGTTCTGCTTGGCCCGGATGAACTCCTCAATGTCCGGGTGGTCTACCCGCATGACAGCCATCTGCGCCCCGCGACGGTGGCCGGCGCTGCTGATGGTGTGGCATACGGCATCGAAGATACCCATGAAAGACACGGGGCCCGAGGATCGGGAGTCGAGGCTGACGATGTTGTCGCCGCGCGGGCGCAGGGTACTGAAGTCATACCCGATGCCACCACCCATGCGCATTGTCTCGGCTGCCTCTGTTGCACGGGCCATGATGCTGGACATGGAGTCCTCGATGGTGCCGGACACAAAGCAGTTGAAGGCCGTCACCTTGCGGGTGGAGCCGATAGCTGCCTGAGTGCGACCACCACCGAGGAAGCGCATGTTGAGCAGGATGTCGTACAGCTTCCTGAAGTGTTCAGGATCGTCGGCCAGAGTATTTGCAAAGCGGGCGCATGCCTCGCTGAACGATTCCCCCTCGCTCCGATATTTCATTGCGTGGATTTCTTTCGATATCGGAAGCGAAGGACCGAAGGCCTCATCCGTTTTGCTCATTGCTATCTCCTAGGACAGTTAAGGTTTGTGCAGGCGTGGCACCCCTCCGGGTGGCACTCGTCGTATGCGTCTTCGAGGGACAGCAGGGATACCGGGGCAGTGTAGTGGAACTTCGGGCGCTCCTGCTCCACTGCCTCATCGACCTTCACTGCTTCCTCGGCCATCAGTGCCTCATAGGCAACGGCATCCTCGTAGTCGTCCTGCTTGAACTGGCCACCACGCATGCGGGCGTGCTTCAGGTAGACCATGAACAGCCAGCCGTCTTCGACGGTCAGCTTGTGGCCGGTCATTGCGTTGAACGTATTGACACACCGAGCCATGCTGCGCTCGCCGCTCGCTTGGTCACGCTCCTTGCCACGATCTTCCATGAGCGCGGCAGCCTTTGTGCAGAAGTCGGACGCCTTCATTTCCAGATGCTCGCGATGATGACGAGTGGTAGCAGGACTGCAACCACATGGCCAAGCAGGTATGCAGCGCTCGGAAGAACTCGACGAACACGTTGACGTAGGCATGTGTTATGTCCCTGCGGGCCAAGGTGCCGTTGTGGCTCCGGCTGAGCAGGTGTGTTAGTGCAAACCAGAAGCGGCCGACTTCCCATATCCAGAAGTCTCTAAGGCTGTCTGCTACTTTACCGATGCGGAATCCCATGGTATTACCCTCTTGAGTTTGTAGTCGTAATCTTCATGCCTGCAAATGCGGGCAACCCTGGCCTGAGCCAGCGCATCCGCCTCTGTCAGTCCCTTGCTTTCGTACACTTCAACAACCTTCGGCCACCAGTAGCGGACACTCATTGGCTCGAAGCACTCCTCGAACTCACCCAGCACTTCCCGCGCCTTGACTGGTCCGACTCCCGGGCACCCCTTGTATCCATCGGTGGTGTCCCCGATCAGCGTCTGGTACATCCAATACCAGTCAGCCTGAGCCTCTGTGATCGTCTCGATGCGGGGCTTGCCCTTCTTCGGGATATGATACAGGAAGTTCTCAGAGCCGCGCTGAATGCGGGTGGGGATCGTTCGCAGGTCCTTGTCGATGGTTACGACGATCTTCCTGCCCTTTATCACGTGCGGATTGGTGGCTAGGATTCCGAGTACATCGTCCCCCTCGAGTCGCGGCTTGCGGTAGAACTGGTAATGCTCTGCAAGCACATGCTCCAGCATGTCATGCAGCAGCGGCCGGGACTTCCGATCCCCGCGCTGCGCCTTGTATGATGGCAGCACGTCGAGCCGCCAGTTCGACCGGCGATTCAGATCGGTGAAGCACAGGGCAACACGGTCGGCCTCGAGGTCCTGCTTTAGGGTCTCGATGTATTCGAGCATACCGTCGATGGCGTACTCCTCAGGGGGAGGGCACACAATAGGATCGTCGCCTTCATCCCAGACTATCTCCGACTGCCCGCGCGCGGCGAACTGGTAGGCCGGCACGTCTGCGTCCAGCAGGATTGTCGTCTTCATGCTCGCACCACCTTGGCTCCGAACCAGTACATGCACCCATTTTCGAGAACGTCTAGTTCAGCGAGACGGTCAGGTAGCTGGTTGTATAGCTCTTTCCACTCGGCGTCAGTCACAACGATGTGGCTAATCCGCCTGTCATATCGGTCTGCCTGCTCCACCGCAAGGCGGATTGAATCGAGTACATCTATGTAGACGACTTTCATTTGCTGCCTCCGTATCCAAAGTAAAGCCCGGCCACCGAAGCAGCAAGGTGTGTGTCAAGCGGGGTGATCGGGACCCCGGCCACTGTGTACAGCACCATGCCGGCGGACGAGGAGAATAGTCCCCACAAATACGAGACATCCTGCCCCGACGTAAAGACCACTACGGGTGCGCCACCCAGCGCCGCGAGCTTCGGCAATACGACAACCGCAAAGATTACCGTTAGTGCTATTGTCCGGCGCGTAAACTGAAAGGTCTGCGTCCCGCTGTTGCTGCGAGCAATCGCATCTTTGTTCAGTGTTTCCATCAGTGCCTGCTGGGCCTTGGCCTTGGCGTCCATTGCCTTGCCTATCATCCCAACTATTGTGGATGCGCCCATGGTCAGCATTTCGAGTGGTATTGGTGTCATTGGTGGTAACCAAGGTACAGCCAGCGGCCGCCATGAAGGCGGCCACCAGCAGTAGCTTTAGTGACATACCGGCTTACCATCATCACCGTAGGATACCTCTGTGGTATCCAGCGTGCCGTCACGGTGGGCTCGGTACAGGGTTGCGATGAAGGACACAAGCTGCTTACGGGATTCCGTATTCAACAGCTGCATCACCATCTTCAGGATGATCGAGATGGAGTATGACATTGAGGTCTGGTCTGGGTCTTCGCCCTCAACAACCTCGCTGAATACCGGACGACCTTCTTCGTTGTCCTCAAGGATGAGACTAACTTTCATCTGACAGTTCCTCTTCGAGTTGGGTTGATCTGTGCTTTCATTCTGTCCTCTTGCGTTAGTGGCATTCGCGCCAGTTGTTTCCGATCTTCGCCTCTGCATCTACCTTGACGCGCAGTTGGAAGAACTCCTGAGTTTCATTGGCGGCCTTCACCACCAGCTCGGCGACCTTGTCAGTCAACTCCGCATCACACTCGTACTGCAGTTCATCATGCACCCACAGTATCTGCGTTACTGCGTCCTCAGGACTGGAGACCCAGCTGTACGGCTGTATCAGGCCCTGCTCTACCAGCTTCATGTTGGCCAGTATCATCCACACCTTGGCCAGCTCTCCACCTAAATGCTGCAGCAGCGTGTTCAGGCTTGAGTGACGGGAAGGTACGGATATGCGCCGGCCGTCCAGAGCCCGCATGTATCCGCGCTTGGATGCGGCACCACATGCAGCCAGCAGTGGCTCCATACCGTTCAGTCCCTTTATCAACTTAGAGCGGGTAGCCTGGCCGAGCTTGGCCAGCTTGGTCTTGGTTGGCTCGCCGAACTCCTCGCGCTGCTTGGCAGTCAGGTCATCATAGGTAATGAGCCCCAGCTTGTAGTCGCCGGCCCCGTACAGGTAGGCGTACTCCGCTGTCTTGGTGTGGTCTCGGCTGTTGAACTCGATGACCCGCTGGGTCTCGGTATGAACGTCGCCATTGACTACCAGTTCAGCGTATGCACCACCATCGTACTTCGCCATGTAGTGGCCGAGGGCTCGCAACTCGATGCCCGATAGATCGACACCTACCTGCTTGCGCCCGGGTGTGGGCATGAATAGCTCGCGCATCTCTGCGCCCCATCCGCCTTCGACGCCGGGCTTCTTCTTCACCTTGGGAACTTGCCCGAGGTTAGGATTGACGTGGCTGGCTCGAGTTGTGCGGGTGCCATTCTGGTTCACACGACCATGGATGCGTCCGTTGCGCTCCTGCCTGAACCACGCTTGGTTGCCTTCTGCCAGCATGCCGAGCCGCTTGTCCACCATCAGGTACGTGTTGAGCAGCTTGGCCTCAGGGTAGGGGAGGCCGGACAGCACCGTCTCGTCGATCTTTGGGTCGCCGGTTTCGGTGAACGCCGTGGGCTTCCAGCCATGGCGCACGATAAGCCGATTGGCTATGTGCTGTCTGCTGCCGGGGTTGAACTCCACCAGCTTCACAGGGGTGAAGGGCTCGCCTTCTGTGACGAACTCGGTGTACCCGAACTCCTTGTTCTTCCGTTTCATGCTGCGCTTGGGGGTTTGGGTAGGGCCCTTACGCAGATAGAATGGAGGGAACTCCTTGCGCATCTGCTCCTCGATGCGGAGCTTGTGGAGCATTATCTCCGCATGCAGAGCGTGTGCCTTCTTGACGTTGAACACGACGCCACGCTGGGTCTGCTTGACCAAGATCGGCGCGACGTGGTTCTCAATCCAGATGGCTACCTCTGCGTCCTTGTAGGGGAACTTGGCTTCGAGGTAGTCGAACACATCGATGTTGACCAGCACGTCTTCCATGCAGTACTCGGCCCGCTGGGTAGCGTAGGGTTCCGGTAGGTCCGGTGCCCACGGGTCCAGCCCGATGGCCTCCATGCGTTTCTTGAAGTCGTCCTTCAGGTGCCGGCCGATGCGCTGGCCCCATGCCTCCAATGAGTGGCGGCCGTACAGCTTCTTGTCGATCCACTTGCCGTACTTACGCTCGGCCGCGAAGTCCTTGGACTTCAGGTCGGACGCTGGATACCACATCTCTGACTCGATCTTCGAGTCGCGGATGAAACCTGTCGGTCTCCACCATGGCTTGCACTTCTGGATGTACGGAATGTCGAACCCGTGGACGTTGTGTCCGCCGAGGTCCTCATGCTCCAGCTCACGCAGCAGGTTATCGATCTGCTCCTGCGTGCGGGCCAGCCGCCGGTCCCCGGTCTCCCGGTTCACGGCAGCCAGCACGGTGATCACCTTAGGCTCGTCGTTGTGAATCCATGCGGGGTTCTTGAAGTCTACCCCAGCGCTTTCAATATCGAACACCCACATGGTTGCCTCCCGTGGTAATCACATTAAGAAGAGAACAAGCACCGGAGCCAGTACTGTGCCTGCAGCGATGCCCGCGATGAGTGCGGTGTACACTGACAGCCTGCGCATGGTCTTGAGTTGGTATTTCTGCTGGACCACCAGTTGTTCCAACAGGTACGTGTCGTATTGTTGTGCCATTAGAATTCCTCTTGCGTGTCGTTGAACGGATTCTTGCTTTGCGGTTTGGGGATCGGGGCCTCGAACAGTAGGCCGGTCTCGAAGTTATACCGCAGTCCCATGGTGTAGCCAGCGCTTGTGCCGTAGCGGTCCTTCAGAATGCGGAAGACCGTAGTGCTTGCGATAACTTCATCCTCTGACTGCTGGTCACGCTCGAGCCCGATCATCAGGTGAGACCAGTAGCCGATAGCGCGCGCGCCCTTGAAGTGGCGAACGAACACACGGCCGCCTTCCTCATGCGGCTTGCCCTCCGGCGTAGCTAGGTGGCTGATGATGTGAACCACAACTCCCAGCTCCTGAGCCAGCCCGGCTATGTCAGCCATCAGTGCCTCCAGCTCCCGGCGTTCATCCTCGGCGTGCGCCGCGAGTGCCGTCAGGTGGTCGAGGTAGATGTGCTTGCACTCCATGGTCACTGCCATGTACCGGATGCGGGACTGGATGGTCTCCCAATCGCTGACACCGAAGTGATTGTACAGCACGATGTTGTCGGTGCTGTCCAGCGTGTCGATGGCGGCGACCAGTTCCTCCACTGTCCAGCCTGCGTCGGGCAGGTGAAACTTCTTGCCCATCAGCTTGCCGGCCAGCCGGCGTACCGTCTCAACCGGAGGCTGCTCAAGGTAGATCACCCCGCAGCGGATGCCCAGCTGTACTGCATCGTACTCGATCATCTGTGTGAACACGTCAGTCTTTCCGATGCCGGTGCCGGCGCCAACGGTTATGATCTGCCCGTCTCTGCGGCCCTTGGTTGCGTTAGTGACACCATCCCATGGCCAAGGCGAGCCCTGCTTGATCGGGGTTATCGCTTCGTCCTTCAGGTCGCTGATGCGCAGGATGCCGTCAGGGCGCCATGGCTTGGCGGACCAGAATGCGTCCACTACCTCGGCACCACGTCCCTCCTGCAGCATGGCGTTGGCATCCTTCAACGGCAGCTCGGCAATCTTGACCTTACCGGGCGGCAGTATCGAGGCCACCTCCAGCGCAGCCTTGCGGCCGGCGTCGTCCATGTCGAACATCAGGATGATGGTGTCGAACTTGCAGACCCAATCGTACTCGCGCTTGATTGCCTTGGCCGCCGACTGTGCGCCGTTAGGTATGCTGACTACCGGCCACTTGTTGCCGAACAGCTGGCTGACTGACAGTGCGTCAATCTCTCCCTCGGTGATGCAGAGGTTCTTGCCGCCTTCGCGCCACAGTTGCTGGCCGTACAGCGGTGCGTTCTTCCCATCGCCCAGCATCATAAAGCTCTTGTCGGGGAAGCGGACCTTCTGTGCCACAACGGCACCGTCCCGATAGTAGTTGGCAATCTGAACTGGCTTGCCGTTGAATGTGCTGACACCGTACTTCCACTTGGCACAGGTCTCCTCGGAGATGTTGCGCTTCGTCAGCGGACGGTACTCCCAATCCCTGCATAGCTCTACGCTCATCTTCGATTTGCTCCTGTGTGTTGTGGCTTGCTCGCCGTCTGTCGGTGGCTCATGCCTGCCACATCCCGGGGTGAAGCAGTGCGCGTGTCCATCGTCATACCTTGCGAGGTTGTCTTCGCTGCCGCAATCGGGGCAGGACTCATGGCCAACGCATACATCACTGCTCATTTGTCACCTCTTAGTAGGCTTATAGGGAGGATGCTGAACCAGCATTGCAGTCAGGAACTCCAGCTCCTGATTCAGCTGCTCAAGCAGGGAGCCGGTCATGCCTCGATTGCCGGCGCGGTTCCATAGCTTGGCGTCCGCAAGAATCAATCGGCAGGCCCGGACCTGGCCCATGATGTACTCGCTGGTCTCGCTCATTTGGGCTCCCTCTTGAAGTCACGTACCTGATAACGACCGCAGCGCGGGCAGGTGTGATCAACCTTCGCGTTGTAGACTGCGGTTCCAGCCAGCCGGTGCTGACAGCCCGGGCAGGTGAAGGTGCTTTTCAGAATCCAATCAGCGACGTTTGCTACTTGTGGCATGGGTGCCTCCCCAAAAAGAATAAAGCCCCAGCCGAAGCTGGGGCAGAGTGTGAGCGGCCAGTGGTAAGTTCACTGGTCTTATGCCCTTAAAGCTGAACAACAAGTATCTGTGTGTGTGGGTCCTCGATGGTGAACTGCTTGGTCCCCAGCAGCAGCGCGACCTGATCATCGTCTGACCAGACCGCACCACATTTGGTGACAGCGTCAAGGGTAGCCTTGAGGTAGTTGTCTACATCACCCCTCGGGGCATGCAGCTTGGTGGTCTTCGGCTGCTGAACGTAATGCTCAGCGAGTACCACGACCAGTCCATCAGGGAACGCTGGGTTCCCGCTCGGCAGGTGCAGTGCAGCCTGCTTCATCCAAGTTGCATACGTCTTCAGGTAGTAGACACCCGCATGCCGGGAGACGCGAGGACGGCTCGCCGGCACGGGGTTTAGAGGGACCGACAGTTCCATCTGTCGGCGGCCCTTTGCCCACTTCCTCAGTGCTACGACAGCCGAGTGACTAGAAGTCAGACGAACCATCAGCAGGCTTCCCTTCGTCTCCTTCGTCCTCATCAGAATCGAAGGGCTGCTCGGCAGGTGCTTCATAGCTGTAGCCATCCTCGTCGCCGAAGCCATAGCTCTCGGCATCACCACCACCAGAGCCGGAGACCAGCTCAATGATCTGCACGGCTTCGAGCTGCAGCTTGACGCCGGCACCCAGCTTCTTGGTGAACCAGAGTACGGGCTTGAAGGCCACCCGCAGCACAGAGCCGGAGTAGATCGAGGGCGCCTTGGCCATCTCCTGCTTGTGAGCGTCGAAGATTTTCGGCTTCAGCGTGTAGACTTCGCCGGTCTTCTTCGACTCGACCTTGGCCTTCATCTTGAAGCGCACCTTGACGAACTGCGTGTCCTCACCGTCCTCGTCCTCGATGTAGGCGTAAGGCAGATCGGCCTGCTTCACCTTCTTCTTCGCGACTTCAACAGTCTTGAACTCACCGGACTCGACCGCATCCTTGATGGCGGCTTCCCATGATTCCCGATGCAGCTCATCGAGCTTCTCGATGAACGCACGGTCGGCGGCTACCTCGGTGTCCAGCTTCAGGTCCACCTTGTAGACACCATTGGCATCATACTTGGTGTCGGGTGTGTTCAGGCGTGGGTAGATACCGATGCCTTTGGGGGAGATGATTGTCTTGCTCATTAAGCGTTGCCTCTTTGGTTGCGTCGGCGCTCACACTCGCAGGCGCCTTGATGTGGGACGTACTTGCTGCGGTCACCCGCTGCTCGGAGCTTCTTGTCGATCAGTCCGAGCTTCCTTGCGAAGGCCTTGATGGCCAGCTGTAGCTCTGTGTCCATCAGGATTCCCTCGCTGGTATCTCGAGGGCCTTGCCACAAGTCCAGACCTCAGCCTTGATGCCCGGCTTCTTCTCAGCCTGCGAGCTTTTGTAGTTCAGCTCGTTGGCCATGGCCCGGCAGTCGCCCGGCCCGAAGAACTCATTGATGATGACTGCCTGCGACAGCGAGTTGTTGGTCAGGAACAGCGTGAGGATGAGAACGTACATCAGCTGCTCTCCTTCTCGATGCGGCGTAGCTCATCAGTCAGTGTGTCGTACAGGGCGTACAGCCGACCATCGGTCGATGCGCCTGCAGCCCTCGCTACTTCCTGTGCCTCCTTCAGAGACAGCTGAATAGAGACATACTCGACTTCGGTTACGGTGCGAGTCTTTACTGTGGTGGTGACGTACATCACTTGCACTCCTTCTTCAGGTAAAGGTCCAGCCCTCGCATCTCACTGGTGTTATGCTCGCGGGCGTACTTGATGCCACGGTCCACAACTTCCAGCGCTCGCTTGCGGTCGATGCCAACGGCATCCAGATACAGGGCGAACAGGTAACTCAGGACGGCCAGCCGTACCCGAGGGTCTTCGACAGTCTGCAGTCGGTCCACCATCAGGATGATGTTGGTATCCAGTGCAGCTGGGTTGATCATGGACAGGGCGTCAAGCATCAGTGTCCTCCTGTTGCGTGTTTGGGTTGTCCACTATGGCCTTAATTAGACGGCGCTGGTCTATCCTCCTGACCTTCTCCAGCTGCCACTCAGGCCACCCTTCTTCTATCTGCTTGGCAGCCTGCTCCACTTCCTGTTGGTAGCGCCGGTCCTTGTGCGCCACCCCCTTCCCCAGAATCGGAGGAGGGGGAGGCATACGTTTGCCACGGCCCATCACGCAGCCCAGCGGTGGCGACGGCGCATGGTGTGCAGCGCGGCGTGCTGCTCATGCGTCATGTACTCAAGGTTCTCCGGCCGGTTGTCGCGGAAGTCACCGTTGATGTGGTGAATCACGTTACCTTCCGGGCGCGGGCCAAGGAAGGCCTCGGCAATCAGGGCGTGGACGTTGCGGCGCAGCGGCTTGTTGCCACCCACAAAGATTGCCACCCGCTCGCGGCCATCAGATTCATGGCGCTCATGGTACTGGCCGGCCTCGTAGCTGCCGGCGTGCCACGGTTTCAGGAAGGTGCCGCGCTTGCCAATGATCTTACCATCGGCACGGGCCCGGTAGCCGGGGGCGCTGGGGATATCTCTGACCTCCAGCGTCTGCTCCCGAAGCTGTTTCAGTTCGCGAATCATGGCGTTGGCCAGGTTCATCAGGTGATCGATGCGTGCTGTCTGTGACATTGTATGCCTCCTTAGGCAAAGAAGTAGTAAGAGTGTTCGACCTTCGACAGGTCAAGGTTACCTTGGGCCGGCGGCGCCGGTAGCTCAGCCGATACCTCAGTCGGCAGCTGGTTAGTGAATTGAGTGTAAAGGTCAGCCAGTCGGTCCACCGAATACATCTCGATGAACTCAGCCCGCAGGCTGGCTGCCAGTTCCCCCACGTTGCAGGCGTGCGTGGCGTAGCTGTCATGCACCATGCAGAAGGTGCGGATGTTGAACTCCTCGGCCGCCCGCAGGATGGTCAGCATCATGTGGCTGGCATCGAACGAGTGGATGACGTTGGGCGACATGCCGCTGGCCTGACGACGCTTGTTGACATCATCAGTCTTCTCCATCAGTCGGAACCGGCGCTGCTGTCCGCCAACAAACACGCTCTGTCTGTCCGACATCATCACCCGGTAGTCCTGCACCGCAGGGAAACCAGACGGTGCCACCCAAGAGATAGCCCGGCCGGCATCAGCTGCCACCCGTGCGCACTCCTGCAGCCAGTCCATTACCTGCTTGCTGGCAACCACCACCTCGTTGATCGACTCCTCGACCAGCCCCGCAAGCAGCATGACGTGGGCGAACTGCTCGGCCTTGTCGCCTTGCAGCTTGTCGTACATCCCCTGCTTGCGCATCTCGCTGACGATCATGTCCCGCACCCCGAAGCCCGTGCTTCCGTAGGGCCGGGTCATCACCGGACGCTTGACGATCTTGCGGTTGAGCCCGAGGTCCAGCAGAGCGGTGGCCCTGTCGGCCGACTCCACGTCTTCCTCGTTGACCATCACCGCATGCAGCTTCTCCAGCGTGCGGTCCAGTACCTGCGTGTAGATATCCTGAGGCTTGTCGGACGGCACCAGATTGGTAGCCTTGCCGCCTTCCTCATCGAGCATCATTGCACTCAGGTTCTGCAGCCCGTTGCAGCTGCCGTCCATTGCGATAGGCAGGTGGCTGACATATTCCCGGTGATCATCCGCCACCACCGCACCGAACAACTCGAAGATTGCAGCCAGTGCCTGCCATGGCTTGTCCGCCTGCTGCCAGAAGGCCACATCCAGTGGGTTGATGGCACACTCCATCAGCATCTCGATGTTGTCGTTCACCCACTGAACGCGCTCCTCGAAGCTGACCTTGTCCACTCCGAACAGGTTAGCGATGTGTACCTTCAGCCAGAACAAACCATCCTGGCCCAAGGGTTTACCCTCGGCGAACGTCAGCAATCCCTTGGCTTGGTCGCTGCCCTGAGGCTGCAGATCAACCGGCATCGGGTAGGCCCGGCCCCTGAAGTCCAGCGTGTGCGGGAAGTAGATAGCCTCCTCGCCCTTGAACTTCTCAGCCAGCCCGAGGATGCGCATGTTGACCAGCCGCTGGTTCTGCTTGGCTGAGTTACGGTCGTGGCGCTCGCGCTCTAACTCCTTCCATGCCTTACGTGCCTCGACGTTATCGGCGATATCGTGAGGCTTGGGGTAGGCCGGCTCCAGTTCCTGATCTACCAAGCCAGCGATGGCTGAGTTGGTAGCCATAGCCTCGCGCATCACTGCCAGCACCCCGGTGTTGATCTTGAATGGGGTCTCCTGCATCAGGTTGACGGCCGCATAGACTGCCGACAGGTCAGCCGTGCGCAGGAACTGCTGGTAGTCCTTGTCGTCCTGCTTGACGAGGAACTGCCGGCGCGTCAGGTAGCCGCCATTGGTCGGGGTAGACCAAGGCTTCGGCGGCACCAGCATCGGCATGAACAGCGGGTTCAGCAGGCTGAACCTGTCGTCCTGAGCTTTCAGCCACTCGGCAGTCAACTCAGTAAGCTCGACCATCTTGATCTTGTTGCCGTGCTTGAACACGGTCGGCAGCTTGACCAGCCCGGTGCCGGCCACCAGCTCCAGCAGCAGCATGCCAACCTGCACCATGGTCACCTTGTCCCAAGTGGTGGTGGACTCCGGCGGCAGGTGCCCGTCCACGTAATGGTTGGCCACCGCTCGACGGTGCTTCTCATGGCCCTTGTGCTTGAGGACCTTCTGCTCCATGAAGCGGGCGCCCTTGGACACCTCCTTCTCCTCATGGTGGTGCAGGCGCTT